ACTGTAATTGGTATGAATGTTGCTAATCTTACAGATGGAATGGTAAACTGTACTATTGAAGTTGGCGACGAAGGTAGCCAAATTGGTACACTAATTAAAGATATGCCTATACCACCAAATACTGCTTTGAAACCAATTGGTAAAGGTGAAAAAATTGTCTTAGATGCGACAAATGTTTTGTATGTGACATCAAGTAGTACAGACAGCGTTGACGTAATTCTAAGTGTTGTGGAGATTGTATAATGAGTGATACATTTATGGGTCAAAGTATTTCGGATATGGTCAATCAGACCGATTCAAGATACTTTTATGGATTACGTAGAACAGATGATGGAGAACTTTTTGTAGCTAAAGTTGATCAATTAAAAAGCGATGATAGTGTACAAATCAACAAAGAAGGTGATCCAACAGAAAACTACGAGGACTTTGTACAAGGTGAAGATTTTTACGAAGGTAGAGATGTGAACCATAAAAGAATTTATACTAACTTACAATATGAACAGTATAGATGGGATAATAGAAATATCAATTACTACATTGACGACAGCGGCAATTTAGTAGCAAGAGTTAACGAAGGATATACCTACCCAACGGGAGTGTAATAAATACGTAAAAGGTTGATACAATGGCAGAATTTAAACTCAGTAGAATAAGATTTAATTGGAAAGGCGAATGGGCCGGCGGAACAGATTATATTATCGATGATATGATCTCGCACAAAGGTTATACATACGTTTGTCTAAGAACTCATACAGGTGCTACATTTACGAATGACTTAGCAGGTACAGATGTTACACCAGCAAAACCAAAATGGAAAAAGCAATCCGAAGGTGTTGTTTGGCTAGGTGATTGGACAGTAAGCACAGAATACGCAATTGGTGCTATTGTTAAATATGGTGCTAGTATCTATGAATGTACTGAGGGACATGTTTCTGCCGCAACCTTTAGTTCAGGTACAGATGGTCTAGTTGCTGATATTGGAAAATGGAAAACTGTTGCTGTTTCATCAGCTGATTGGAAATACAACTGGACTCCAAACACACTTTATAGAATTAATGATTTAGTACGCTACAATGGTAAAGTTTACAAAGCAACAGCACAGCACGTTTCTGCCGCAACTGCTACACTAGGACTTGAAGCTAACCAAAACGATTGGACTGTACTTGCTGACAGCGATACATGGAAAGCTGACTGGGCTATTGGTACACGCTATCGTGTAAATGATTTGGTAAAATACGGCGGCATTGTTTATAGATGTACAACAGGACATACTTCAGCAGATAACGAAGCACTAGGACTTGAAGAAGATCAATCAAAATGGGCGATTCAAATAGATGGTGTTGAGTATGTTACAAGAACTCTTGCAGACAACACTTTATCGGGTGAGTGGCAAGAAGATTACAGATACAAGAAAAATGATATTGTAAAGCGTGGCGGAAACATCATGAAGTGTTTGATAGGACACACTTCTGGCGAAGGCGACGATGCGTTTAACATTGACTACAATACAAATAGTTACTGGACAATTTATCTACCAGGATCAGAATACGAACAGCAATGGGCAGATAACGTTTACTACCAACCTGGAGACTTAGTATTATACGGTGGTTATTTGTATAAGTCTCTAACTTTTAACACTAACGTACAACCTAGTCTTTATCCAACAGATTGGAATCTTACATTTGAAGGATACAAATATAGATATGATTGGAATAACGATGGGGCTAATGATGACAGTGCTGTTGTTGACTATAAAACAGGTGACCTTGTTAGACTAAGTGGTAGTCTATATATTGCTATACAAGACAGTACAAATCTACAACCAGATTTGTATTCAGACTACTGGGAAGAAGTCATTGATGGACGCCAATTTAGAGATACTTGGGAAGATGATCAAGAATATTTCAAAGGTGATATTGTTACATGGCAAGGTACCTCATATGTATGCTTAACTTATCACAGATCAACAGAATCGGCGTCAAGACCAGATTTAGATGTCAACCAACCAGATCAAAACTATTGGAAGATTATGATCCTTGGTACGCAAACAAACAAACTTGCTAAACTAGGTGATATCAAAACTTTTGAAGATCAAGACTCAACAGCAATTGACACACAAAGAATTGCTATTGGAAATACAGGTGAAGCAGTTCGTGTAACAGGCACATTACCAGCATGGGATGCTCTAGACAAACAAGATAAAGTTTACTATGTATCTCTTAATGGTATTGACGATAGATCACAAGGTGGTACACTAAATGCTCCGTTTAGAACTATTAGATTTGCTATGAACTACTTAATGGAAGACCAGCCCAACAGAGTAGGTACTGGAGCAACTGTACAGGTAATGGCAGGTGAATTTGCTGAAATTCTACCAATTAGTATTCCGTCGCTTGTAGCACTTAAAGGAAGTGAACTTAGAACAACAACTGTTCGCCCAGCAGACGAAAACACAGACACTATTCCAGGTGAGAGAACGGTAGCTGATCCTAATCCTGAAAACCTTATTATTCCTTCTAACAATAACAGAAACGATATGTTCTATGTTAGAAATGGGTGTGGTATCAGAAACTTAACAATGAGAGGCTTAGATGGAGTTCTTAGTGGCGATAATGACTATGGCACAAAACGTCCTGTAGCACCAGCCGCGTCCTTTGTATCACTTGATCCAGGCACAGGCCCAGATGATGAAACAGTTTGGGTCACAAACAAATCAACATACGTACAAGGTGTGACGACAATCGGTGATCGCTGTATAGGAATGAAAATTGATGGTTCTTTACACAACGGCGGAAACAGATCAATTGTTGCTAACGATTTTACACAAGTTATTAGTGACGGTATTGGTTATTGGGCACTTAACCAAGGACGTTCAGAACTAGTTAGTGTGTTTACGTATTATTGCCACATTGGCTACCTAGCAGAAAACGGAGGTATTCTAAGAGCAACAAACGGCAACAACTCATATGGTAAATTTGGTTCTGTTGCCGAAGGGTTTGATCCAAATGAAACTCCACAAAGCGCAACTGTAAACAATCAGAACGGAGAAGCAACTGTTGAAGAACCAGCAACTAATGGCACACAAATTTTAGCATTAGCATATTCAAATAACGGACAACAGTATACAAGCGCAACAACAAGTGTATCTCAAGCAAACGGATCTGATTTAGATATTAGATACGATGAATTTAGAAATAGTGCGATCACAAAGATTAACTTAGCACTCCCAGGAGATAGTACAAATGTTGGTGGTCAAGGATTTAAGAGTTTCTCAAATACAGCGCAGGCAGGAACATTAACATCAATTACACTTGCTGCATCTGAAACAAGAACTAGAGCGCAATTAATTGGAATGAGATTGTTCATCAAAGACGGAGCAGGCGCAGGACAATATGGATACATTCAAAACTATAATGCTGTTACCAAAGTAGCAACAATTTATAGAGATAGTGATAACACTGGAGGTTGGGATAATATTGTTCCAGGTAAAGTAAACGTATCTCCAGGAGCAACTTCAGTATATGATTATGAACCAAGACTTACAATTTCAAGTCCGACATTTGCTAAAGCAGACAGACCTGTTCAAACAGGCGCAAGTGATATTGGTTACAGCGCAGAAATGGGTATTTGGTATTATGCTGTCACAGGCACCGATGATTGGTATACATCATCAGATACTAGCGTATGGACACAGAGAAATAGTGGATATAGTTTACAATATACAGGACACGCTAAAAAAGGTCCAGTAGCTGTTGCTGTTGCTAATAACACAAATCAACTGGTGTTTACAAATGATGGTGAAAATTTTGATATAAGCACATTGCCAGTCGCAGATACATGGAAGTATGTAGCTATTGGTGGTCCTAATGACGATTACATTATGTGTATAGCTACAGGAAATGCTAATGTGTATATTAATCAATTGACAACATCAGCAGATTCAACTGTAGTTCCGTCAGGTGACTGGACTGTAGTTGCTACAGGTGCTACAGATACAGATTTTGCTGGAATTGCTTATGGCGCAGGAAAATGGATCATCCTGTCAGAAGATGGTACAACTGTACAATCTAGCAATAATGGTAACAGCTGGACAGCAGGTGCCGCAGTTACTCCTACTTCTCCTGAAGTTTACAGTGGAATCATAGCTGGTAATAACTGTTGGATAGCGACAATGAATCAATCAGATAGAATTGTTTACAGTAGTGATGGCAACAGTTGGAGCGATTCAGGACTTGTTGGTGACTCGGGTAGAGAAGATTGGCAAGTTGGTTATTCCCAAGGTGTTTTCCTAGCAATGAGTAACACAGGTACAACATTAAGCTCGGATAACGGGTATTACTGGAAAATTAGACCTGACAACACAAATATGAACTTCCTAGCAGGTGGTGTATACAACGATATTCCAACATGGGTAGGTATGCACTCAAGCGCAAGCACAGCAAATGTTTATACAGGCGGAGCTCAAGCATTTGGTAGAATAGAAGTTGCTAATGGATCTATAAGCAAAATAAAACTATATGATCCAGGTTCAGGTTACGCGGCAACTCCTACCTTAACTATAGAGGATCCGGAAGAGTACGGCGAACCATATTTTACAATCACTACAGCCAATGGCGTTTTACCACAACCTATTTTTTATAACAGAGGTACAGGATATTCAAGTGCTATTGTTAAAATATCTGGTAATGGTTATGGTGAAGAATTACAGGTAGGTAATTCTATGATTATTAATGGTTTAAGTAGTGTACCTGGTCCAGGCGCTAACGTAAGATTCGCAGGAAATGATACAATTTATAGATTTGTTAAAGAAACTAAACGCGAAGGTACAGCACCTAATATTCAAGTGACATTCCAAATCAGTCCTGTGCTAAGTCGAAGCACTGCGCCTATACATAATACAGCAGTCACGTTACGTGAAAAATATTCACAAGTACGTTTAACAGGTCATGATTTCTTAGATATTGGTACTGGTAACTTCAATGATACAAACTATCCTGCTTTGTATATTGAAGGACAAACAGCCAATAATGATACAGTACAGGCTAACGAGGTTGTTGAATCCAATGGCGGAAGAGTGTTCTACACAAGTACAGACCAAGATGGTAACTTTAGAGTTGGTGAACTATTTAGAGTATCACAAGCACAGGGCGGTGTTACAATTAGTTCAGATTTCTTTGATCTAGACGGATTAGATGAGATTAGACTTGGTGGTATTAGAGTAGGCGGAACACAGGCCACAATTAGAGAATTTTCAACAGATAATACTTTTGTGGCAAATAGTGACAATGTAGTTCCAACACAAAGAGCATTCAAGAGCTATATTGAAAATAGATTTACTGGCGGCGGATCTAGCCTATTTACAAACGAACTTACTGCTGGTCAATTGACATTTGCTGAAAGTACAATCAGTAATACAGCTGGAGCAAATAATCCGGATGCGATGGCTGACGTAAATGTTGATATGGAAGTACAAGGACCATTAGGTGGCGGATTACAAGCTCTCAATATGTTCTTAGGTGCTAGAACAGAAAGAGATGACTTTAACGGATAATGATAAATATGTATAATACCCAGAACGGAGCAAAAAATGGCAGAATTTAAACTCGGTAGAATTAGATTTATTTGGAAGGACAGTTGGACAACTGGCACTTCGTATCTAAAAGATGATGTAATTAGATACGGTGGTAGAACTTATGTTTGTATCACTGGACATACATCAACATCAAATTTCTACGATGATGAAAGTAATTGGAACAAGTTTAGTGACGGTACTAGTTGGAAAGCAGACTGGACAACAGCTACGTTCTATAAAGAAAATGATATTGTAAGATATGGTGGTATTATCTATATTGCTAATACTGGACATACAGCACAAGCCACACTAGAAGCTGATCAGTCAAAGTGGGATCAGTTTGCTACATCAATTGACTGGAAAGACGATTGGGCAACTAGCACAGTATATAAAGCAAACGACTTAGTCAAGTATGGTGGTAACGTATACCTTTGTAACACTGGTCATACATCTGCCGCAACTGCCGCACTTGGACTTGAAAACGATATTTTAAAATGGGATCTATTCTCCGAAGGTCAAGATTGGAAACAGAACTGGGCTGTTAACACAAGATATAAAGTAAACGATATTGTTAAATATGGTGGAACACTTTATGTAGCCAATACAGGACATACTTCTGCAGCAACAACTACTTTAGGTCTTGAAGACGATCAATCTAAATGGGATTACCTTAACCAAGGGCTAGAGTACAAAGGTGCTTGGACAAACAGCACTCGTTATAAAGTAAATGATGTTATACTTAACGGTGCGACATTGTATATTTGTACAATAGCTCACACATCTGTAACTACAAATGATGATTCATTGTTAGGCTCGCTTGATGCAGATATTGCTAATTGGGATAAATTTGTACCAGGTTTAGAATTTGAAAATACATGGAGACCAGAAGCAAGATATCAAGTTGGTGATTTTGTAACTTACGGTGGTAACCAATATGTAGCAAATAACGAAGTATATGGTGAATTTCCTAGTTCAAGCGAAAACTGGGATCTAGTTACATCAGGATTTAATTTAAGAGGCGATTGGGGTGATGACTCAACAAACCAGGACTACAGAATTGGTGATGTTGTAAGACTAGGTGGTTACACATACCTAGCTATTGCTGATAACCAAGGCTTCCGTCCGCCAAACACAACATATTGGGCAAGACTTAACCAAGGTATCGAATGGAAAGATACTTGGGCAACAGCTACACTTTACGATGCTGGCGATGCTGTGCGCTATGGTAACATTAGTTACGTTTGTATTCAAGCACACACATCAGATACACCAAAACGTCCAGACAACGATTCGTTAGGTGAATATTGGAACAACTTAGCATCAGGTGCTGAAGAAAGCGCATTAACTACAGAAGGTGACATTCTTTACTATGGTGGTTCAGGACCATCAAGATTACCTATTGGTGATGAAGGACAAATTCTAAGCGTAGCAAGCACAGGCATTCCTGAATGGAAAGACTTTGCCAATACACCAGATGTATATTATGTTGCTACAAATGGTGTTAACAATCCGTTTCCGACAAACGGTGGTACATTAGATCGTCCATTTAAAACAATACGTTATGCTTGTGAAGAAATTGAAAAAGGACCTCGCAATCCAAATGCTGTGTATTTGTTGGAAGTAAACAGAATGTTCATTGCTTTCGAAACAGCAAAATGGGCAAAGAGACAGATTATTACACAGACTTCACCGTTCTTTATTGGTTTTAGTTTTGATGAAGCTAAATTCCAAAGATTAGCAGGGTTTGCTCTTGACGCTATAACACGCGATTTGAGAACAGGACACAATGTTGAGACACGTAGAGTTGCTCAAGAAATGATTGACAATGTAAGTGGTGACTGGTTCGAAACAGGATCAGAAACGCAAAACGTTGCCGCTCTTAATTTTGTAATCGATCTTGCTGAAGATGTACTAGACAATGCTACACCAGCTGCAGACTATCAGGATCTTGATAGTGTTGCTCAAGCTGACAGATATCTACAAATTAAAGATACAACAAAAGGTGAAGAATCGGGCGCACTTGCTGAACTTACAGCAAGTATGGCAATTATTACAAATGCTGTTACATTGGGTAGCGGTTACACACTTCCTAAAGAGAAGATTACAAACAAAGTAGTTTTTGTAAAAACAGGAACATACAATGAAGTGCTTCCTATTAGAGTACCAGAAAGAGTTGCTATTGTAGGTGACGAACTACGTTCAACAAGAGTTGAGCCAGCAGGTTCTGTTACTGATTCAAGTGATACAACTTATTCACTTGCTGGTATTCTACATATGAAGAGCATTGTAGATGATATTGTTGAAGGTACAGCAATTACAAGACAGACAGGTAACACACTTACACAAAACGTAAGTAAGCCTCATAGTACAGCGGCAGAAGCTACAAAAGTAGAAGACTTGGCGCAAGAATTATATGATCAAATTGATTACCAAGTAAACGGAGCATCAGGTGACTCATCTGCTCCTACATACAGAGGTAATAATGGTTACATTGATGACCAAGATACATTTGCCGCAATTAGATTGTTGTTCCTAAATAAAGACTTTATTGCTAGAGATGTAACAAAATATATCAATGTAAACTATCCTTCATATACATTTGATGAAGATGCTTGTGAAGCTGATGTTAAGCATTACATTGATGCTTTCATTTATGATTTATGGCACAGTTTATCGCAAGGTAGTAACTATGCTACACTATACGCAGGACTATACTACGGAAATAGTGTAAATGGTTCTGTACTGGAAAACATGTATCTATTAAGAGACGGCACAGGCATTAGAAATCAAACTGTTGCTGGATTAACTGGCACATTAAGTGCTGCAAACAGTTACGGAACAAGTCGTCCAACAGCAGGTGCTTATTGTTCACTAGATCCAGGTTGGGGTATCGATGATGACAGAGTTTGGATCCGAAACAGATCACCTTACGTACAAGGTGTAACAACATTTGGTACAGCATGTGTTGGACTGAAAGTTGATGGAGATTTACACAATGGTGGTAATGACTCTATTGTTGCTAACGACTTTACACAGATTCTAAGTGATGGTATTGGCGCATGGATCACCAACTTGGGTAGAGCAGAACTAGTTTCGGTGTTCTCATATTATGGACACATAGGCTATCTAGCTGAAAACGGTGGTAAGATCCGTGGTACTAATGGTAACTGTTCATATGGTGATTTTGGTGCTGTATCAGAAGGTATTGACGGAAGCGAAGTTGCTATCACAGGCGGTGTTAACAATAGAAAAACAGAAGCACAAGTTGGTAGAGCATTAACAGACGGTAGTGAAATTATACACTTGGAATTTACAAATGCTGGTAACAACTATACAAATAGTACATATACAATCAGCGGTGCAGGATTTGGCGCAAGTGTAGCTAACGGTAATTACGTAGACGGCGGCGTCTTTGAAATTAGAAGGCGTAATCCAGATGACGGATCAACATTTAGTGAGACTGATGTTGACGGCGATGGCACATTAAACGATGCTGACACATTAGGCGGACGCAACTATGTTACAAGTGCTAACACAGCACAGGATGGTGATACAACAAGTATTACACTATCTAACACAGAAACAGCAAACAATACAAAATATGTAGGTATGCGTATTGTAATTACAGCTGGTGTAGGTGCTGGACAGTATGGTGTTATTAGTTCATACAACTCAGGAACAAAAGTTGCTAACATTGTAAAAGAATCGGATAACACAGCAGGTTGGGATAACTTCCACCATAGTAATGCTGTTGAAGCAACACTAGATGCTACAACAACATATTCAATTGAACCTCGAGTACAAGTTACAAACCAAAGAGGTGGTTCAGGACTTATTGCTAGAGCGGCTGTTGAAAGTGGTAGAATTACACAGTTCTATATTGTAAATCCTGGTAGTGGATATGACTCAAGTAATCCACCAGAAATTACAATCACTGATCCAAGCGAAACATTGACATGTCCAATCGAAGTTAGAGTAGGTGATGGTGTTATCACACAGCCAACTTGGACTTCTAGAGGAACAGACTTTGAAACAGCAAGTGCTACAATCAGTGGCGACGGATACGCAGATATCTTCCAAGAAGCAGGATTTATGAATGTAATTGGTCTAACAGAAACACCTGTAGAAGGTGCAAACTTACAGATTGAAGGCGATGATCGATACTTTAAAGTTGTGTTTGTAAGAGAACTATTAGGCACAGAAGGCAACCAATCTGCTAACTTACAGTTGTCACCAGAACTAGGTGTAGAAACAGCACCACCACACGGTGCTAACATAACAATTAGAAGACGTTACTCACAAGTACGACTAACAGGACATGACTTCTTAGATATTGGTACAGGTAACTTAACTGAAACCAATTATCCAAATACGCCAACTTACGAACCAGACGCAAATGACGAAGTGAATGAATTCGGAGGAGGTAGAGTGTTCTACACAAGTACTGACCAAGACGGTAACTTCCGTGTTGGACGCTTGTTTAACGTTGAACAGAGTACAGGTACTGCGAGCTTGAATACAAGCGCATTCAGTCTAGCAGGACTACAAGAATTGTCACTAGGTGCTGTTGGCTTAGGACAAGGCGGAGCAACTATTAACGAATTTAGCACTGACGGTACAATGGCGCAAAATTCAGATAACATTGTTCCAACACAAAGAGCAATTATTACTTACGTTAACGCACAGATTGGTGGCGGTAGTAGTTCTCTTAACGTTAACGCTGTTACAGCAGGTAAAATAAATATAACAGGAAATACAATTTCGACTACAGATGATTCTCCAATTACGGTTACATCAGGAATGAATTTTAACGGTGGAATCAGCGGATCACCAGTGTCGTTTGCGTACTTTTTAAGTGCTAAGTCATAATAGCTAAATACTATATAGGAGAAAAAGAATATGGCAACGGGAATTTTAGGAACAAGTGATCTAAGTGCAAACACAGATACAACTTTGTACACAGTCCCTGCTGATACTTATAGTGTTGTTACAGTATCTCTTTGTAACAGAGGAAGCTCAACAGCAAACGTAAGATTAGCAGTAGCAACCACAGCAACACCTGGAGCAGGTGAGTATCTAGAATATGATACATCAATTGGTCCAAACGGTGTGCTTGAAAGAACAGGTATTGTTGCTGACGCGGCAAAGATTGTTGTTGTTAGATCATCAGCGGCATCTGTCACAGCAGTTGCAATGGGTATTGAAACAGCAGTACCAAGTAGTTAAAGGAAAGTAATATGGGTAGAAGAATATCTTTAGGTTCACCAGGTGTTACAGTTCCAACAGGAACGACAGCTCAAAGAACAGTTGACGCAGGAGCGGGTTCATTACGTTTCAACACAGAAGTAAATGTTTTGGAATTGTACAACGGCACAGCTTGGCTACCTGTAGGTGTTCTCAACGCTAG